ACCGATGACTACCCAGCGCTTCGATAAAATTGCTCCAGCACTTTGCAAAAGATAGTTGAGCGAACTATGTTCTGCCTTACAAAAGATAGGACGACCATCTAGTCCACGTAGTCTGCCTACAGTACGGACTTTCTGTTTGACTGCATCAATCAGCGGCTCAAGTCCTGGGATTGCGTCGAGGAATTTACGACGAAGGTCTTGACCGAGAGATTTCTTTTGTGCGTCAGATAACTCAGGAGACAATGAGTGGCCGAGCTTTGCGTCACCAGCCCCATAAATAAAAGCATAAGTGATAGTCTTGACTTCTTTACGAGTACAGCCAACACGATCAGCATTCTGCTGGTGTATATCACCATTGAGTACAACCTCAGCAAAGGCATTGTCATCGTACCTAGATAAGTAGTGCCCGAGCGCTCTAAGTTCGAGGCCTTCTAAGTCAGCTCCTACCATTACCATTCCTGGGTGAGGTACGAATAACTGTCTAGCCCAAGGAGCACTCACGACTTGCCCCAAGTTGGGACCACGGTGAGCGTTTCTGCCCGTTTGTGTTGACAAAGTGCAGCTGTGATGGATGCAACCATCATCTTCAATTGTATTCAACCAAGAGTTAGCTCCTTCAGACAACTGGCCTAGCCACTTTTGTAGAGTAAGCAGGCGGATAAACCACTCACACTCATCATGTAGGCGTTGATTGCCTTGCTGCAATGCACGATCGCGCATCTCAGATAGTGAGGCTTCATCTACCTGAGGTTTGCCTGTAGCTGTCAGCTTTGTAAAGCGAGCTTGGCGATAGTTCTGTAGCGCCCAAGCAATGTGCTGTCTGCTTGTAGGGTTGAAGTCAAGCAGGTGCGTCATAGGTGCGCCTGAATGGTATCCCTTAGAAGCATTCTTACGTTTAGGGGTGAATACTTTCCCAGGTACATAGAGATAAACTGATGTGATTTTTGATTGAATGTCATCTACCTCTTGCTGCAATTCTTTTTTGACGCGTTCAGCTGCGTCTAGATCAAAGCGAAAGCCTGATGCTTCTTGTTGCGCCATCAATTCAGCTAGGCGCATTTCGAGTTCTACGTAATCAAGCATAATCATTCATCCGGCGTTGTAGTAATTGAAAGAGTTGGTATGTAACTAGTGTGTCTTGGATGCAATAGTCGAGCATCTCAGGGGTGTATGTACTCCAGTCGTTGCTATTGCTTTTTGCATAGTCACCTTTGAAGCACCTCAGCCTGTAACCCCAGGCTTCAAGTGAGTGCCGTCCGTATAACCGTTGTGGCATCCCTGCGGGACGACGCTCAAAATCCCGATCAGCAATAGCGGGATAATACAAACGGCTAAGCACAAGAGTATCCAATACTTTTCCAGTTGGGGAGAAGTCAGGGTACTGTTCTTTAAGAAGTGGAATATCATAGTTAATAATGTTGTGTCCGATTAATGTGTCCGCGTGTTCGAGTTGTTTGACACCTTGAATCAAGGCTCGGTCTGGCTTGTAGTCAAAGACAGTAGCTTCATCTGGATCACTGATCTCGCGGGTAACGATGCAGTGAATAGTTGAACCTTGGCGCAGTAGCCCTGTTGATTCAATGTCAAAGAGTAGTTGTGTCGTCATCTATTTCGTCCGTAGTTTTAGGGTCATAATCGTCTGGTGCGTAGTCGGTATACAGTTCCTTATCAGGTAGCTTTTGTTGCTTGGTACTTACACCGAACCGTTCATCTTCAGTATCGAAGAGAGGTTCGATTGCCATGCAAAGCTCTCGTGCTAGTCGTGCTGCACGTCGGAACTCATCTTTGTAGAACGGTTCCCATTCGTGAGCTTTAATAACAATCTTCCGGATACCCATGAGGTAACACTGAAAGATCGAGGCAGAGAACGGATAGCGTGTGCTGTAAACGACGGCACCGGTAAGTGGTGTGCCGTTCTTTGATGCAGTAGCAATGGCATATGACAGACAGTCAACTTCAACTTTGCAGGAGGCAAGTATGCTTCTCCCGTCCCCTACTATCTCACGGTCACGTACGATTACGCAACCACCAGGTGCAGAAGGATGTGTAGAAGCTAACTCAACCGTCTTAGCTACTTGCATAAAGAACTGATCTTTATTTTTGATATAGGTAGGATCTCCCTTAGGGCTTGGCATCTCACATATTGCTTGTTACTTTCCTATATTAGGTAGTGAAACACATAGTTGCGACTACATAATGGATAAGAAATTCTCTAAAAAATTAGAAGCGGATTACAAAGATTGGGAGCGCATTCATGCAGCACAGAAGGTGCCGTTTCATTGGGCTGGTACAGATGTAATCAAGCTTGATGGTATGCATTCAGTGAACGATGCTTGGCTCGGAATTGGAGAGCCAAATGATGCAGTGAATAGCCCTTCGCATTACACACGTGGCTCACAGGAGGCTATCGATATTATCGAAGAGTCCATTCAGGACGCTCCTGATCCCGTGTTAGGTATGCTTCAGGCTCAAGCTCTAAAGTATCTCCTACGTTTGTGGCTTAAAGAAAATTCAAAGCAGGATGCCGAGAAGGCTCGCTGGTATTTGAATCGTCTGATTGAAAAGTTGGACTAACACCTCTGGAAGTAAAGGCTGTTGTTACGTAGCTCCAAGATCTCGTGGTCTTGGATGTGTGGCAACAGTTGAGTGAAGGTGTGTCCCACACTGTGAGTGTGATGTTTGAAGTACAGAGAGATTCCATTCTCCAAACCTGGATGATTGGGTACGTACCAAGCAGAAGGAATAAAACATTCCCAAGGCTCCAGTCCTTGTGATACCCAAGCGTTCAGCTCTTCCAAGCGCTGAGCGGTTTTTATTATGTGGTTCTCTTTAGCTTCAGTGTCAGGTAAGGCAGGCTCATTACCTAGAAGTAAAGCGTGTTTCCACATCAGTGTCCCATCCCTAAGGATAAGTCTGCAAGGGTGAACGCTGCTGCCTGATGGGAGCTTATACATATGCTCTTCAGCGATGTGCTTACTCATACTTCACCTCTGCTTTCATTGAAATAATCTAAGTCTTTAGACCAGTTGTCTCCAGCCCATTCGTTGTAGATCACTCGTCCTACATCACGGAATGCGTTGTAGAAATGAGTAACCTTATCGATGTCAGAGATAGTTTGATCTAGTGGTGGACCGTATACAAGGAAGTTCCAAGTAGACGGGCACACAGACTCGAAGCCAGTTGGTGTGGCTCGCAGTTGCTTCACTCGCTTGAATGGAATACATAGTGGGTAGTCCCATACAACAGGTGCTGCTCTCAGTAATTCAGATGCACTGGTGAAATAAACAAATGATTTAATGTACCCATTACGGTACTCATTGATCGTCTTGTTTAACCAGATACGTGAGTTACGTACAGCTCCTTTAGGTGCTACCCATACATTCCCATGCCATCTTTCCTGCAGTGGATTTGATTCCAAACTTGGAACTGATGTGGCATCTACAAGAACCTGCTGAACTGCATCAGATGTAGGGTCATAGTCAATGCCACCCATGACCTGACGAGCACGCTCAATCAGTTGTGGTGTGGGATATAAAGGTAGCTTTAAGCCAGAAGCTTTTAGCCTATCCGCTAAATTCTTCTGCGAGCGCTCGGAGGCTTTCTTGGCTCCTACCTGCTTCGACAGCAAATGTTCTTGTTCCAGCATCAGATATGAGGGTAATGAGTACGTTGTTAGTCCAGTCATTACCGTCAATCTCTTCCATCAAGCCGCGTAAGAAGTCAAGGATCTCCCCGTCTTCTTCCCTCTCTGCTGTATGAATATCAAACTCGATGGAGGTTCCAGACATGTAAGTCGTGGAATCATTTAGTAAGTTGATAACGAGTGAGCCTGCACCTTTATCCGCTAAGCCACGGAGTGCAATGTCGATTAGATCCGAGAGGATCAATTCTGCAGTAGCCATCAAGAACTTTTGTTCCTGCTCTTTTTCTGGTCCGAACTTATCGGACTTGACTAACTGTTTAATTAGGTCGTTTCTTCTAGACATATGGTAATGACTCTTGTATAAAGATAGGTGAATTAAAAGTCTTTTGTGGGATTATTGGGGTCTTCATTATCAATAGGTTCGTTGAATAGATTTTCTCCATCAGGATGGAGTTGACTAGCGTGGCTACCAGCTAATATATCAGTCATGACAGCCTCGAATCTATCTGCATAATGAGTATTGGGGTCAAACAAAAGAGCGTTGCGTGCATCGACTTCTTCAGAGTTAATTAACTTAGCCTCTTCTTTCAATGCTTCTTCTACAATAAACTCTTGTACTTGTTGGCGTAGCGTATGAAGTTGACACGCTAACTCAAATGATTCCAAGTAGGAATCTTGATCGACAAACACCCCCACACGCTGCGGAATAAGATGGAAAGGATTGCAGCAATACTTATTGCCGCAAGTAGTTTTAACACCAGTAAATCCAAGATCACCC